CATTGGAATGCCAGATGCCATAAGACGAGAGATATTACTTACCTCTTCACTAGTGCAGTAATCAATAAAATGAGGATGCTCCTTTAATGCTGGAACATCCTCTTTACTATGTTGTATTGCTTCATATGAATCTGCAGCATATTCGCAGATTTCAAAATGATTTTTTTGTAAGTCGTGATAACCGACTGTGTAATGCTTTTGTTGCGTTAGGGGCATGATTCTTTCAATCCCATACTAATGTTATTTATTATACCATATGAGTATAATTACGCATTAATATGTGGACTCCAACACTATGTTAGTTAATCATCATCATGTGAATGTTTTAACTTTCCAGACATTTCATATGCCTCTTTATTTCCACCATGACCGTGAGCAATTCCTAGTTCATGCATCTTTGCATGTTCATCAATAGGATCTCTCAATTCTTTCTTGCCACCTCCTACTGTAAGATATAATCCCCATCCAACTAAACCAAAAAGAACTAGACCAAAGAATAAAATAAATCCTTGATCGGGAGTAAGATTTAAATGATGGATCATAGGTTGTTTCTCCCATGTTCCAGGTAAATTATATACTGATGGAGTTGATAAAAAAATCATTTCTTTTTAAAAATAGAACTAATAAAAATTTGAAGTAAAGACTTAAACCAATTACCTTCTAAAGTATCAAACATATACATATTCAATCTAAAAGCATAATTTGCTTCTACTATTATAGCATCTGCTTGGTGCTGGTCAATAGACAAATCATTAAGAATTCCCCTATATCCTGCTTTATATACTTTAGTATCTTCTATTTTTTCAAAGTCGTAGAATTTGAGTCCTTCCCCATTCTTAAGTTCCAAAGACTTTTCAGCAATCCCCTTAAGTATTTGACCTCCTGAGAGGTCACCCAAGTATCGGGTGTAATGGTGACCAACCAAAAGTTCTGGTTCATTTTTTGCTACCTCACGAATACGATTTACATATCTCTCACAAGCCTCTGATGGTTTGATAAGAGATCTCCATATTGGACCATAATAAAACCTAAGATCCGTCTCTAAAGCATCTCTGCGATTTAGATCTGATAATTGGAGATTACCAACTACAGGATGATTTTTTAAATTACTAACTTCTTCTTCTAAAGCACAATATACAAAGTATAAGTCGTTAACCAATGCCCTGTAACTATCCTTACTAACCACACCCCTTAAAAAGGATTTAACAAAAGTAGTATTTTCTGCTGCGGAATGGGACTTTTTAGTACCTTCCTTTAATTGCTTTGCAAAATCTGATACAGTCATATCTATTCGTCCAAGTCTGGAAGATGAGGTTCTACCCAATGTTCTGTGTTATCAATGCCAGCAGCATTAACATAATTCATAATATGTTGATCCACTTGATGGAATACATCACGCAAATCTAAATCCATACGGATATCATGTGCTATTTCTGCTATCTGCTTCTCTGTTAAACAGTGATCAGGATGCAGTAAATCACAACACGGGATTCTTTTCTCAATTAATTCATTGAGATTAATCCGTATTTCATAATCTTGATATACTGGCATTTTTAAAAACTTTCCATTATCTATAATTCATTCTAGCACAAAAACTTGATTTTTGCCAGATCTTCACATTTTATATGATTCTTTATTATCAGTATCTGAAACACCGATTATCTTAAGAGGTGCTTGCTCAATACGAATAGTTTGAGTAGGACCAGATTTCGCTATGATTGCTTCAATATCTTTTGCAGTAACAGGAGGTGCTCCACCATTACCGTTTCCGTTTCCATTACCATTCATCTTCATAGTACCATCACCTTTCTTAGATGCGGTCTGAATTCCGAAGCTAGCTAAAACTCCTGTAAAAACTGAAGCTATAAAAGTTGGATCTATTTTCTGTTGTGGTACACCTGGAATGGCAACATAATTTAATGTCAATATTCCACCCGACCAGGCAAGAACGGTAATGCGTACAGCTGTACTAATGATTGCTGCTTGCTCTTCGGCATCTGGAAGAAGTGCTGCTTTTGCTTTACCAAAGAAACCTTTCTTTTCTTCTTTAGGTTCTTTGGTTTCTTCAACAACTTCTTCCTTTATTTCTTCAGGCATAAGAATGATAGTAACTCATTCTATTTAGAAAGTTGGAACTCCAAATCCACCAGAAGGTGCAGCAGGACTTGCTGCTTGTGGTGTTGGAAGACCTACATCTCCTGTGAGAGCACCACCTACAGCACCTCCACCCATTCCACCTACAACAGACTCAACTGCTGCATCTTTGATGTCATCAATAATTGCATCTTTATTTAAATAAACATA